GATTTGAAGCACCACAAAAACACTTCCAAAAATTAATTGATATAGCATATGATTTTAAATTATATAAAAAGTTTGAAAATGTAAGTTTAAGATCATTTTGTACAAATAACAATGCTGCATATGTAGCGGTAGAAGAAACATATGGTGATCACAGTTATAATGGTCACGCTAAAAAAGATGAATCATTTAGAAATAATATGACAAATTTTGGTATACTGATGGAAATTAAAGGTATTGATAAACCATTTAAATGGACAAGAAAATTAGTATCTAAAGTAAATGCTCATGGAACAGGATTATATTATAGCCCTTCTCGTAAACCATCACAAACATCAGAAGGTATAGATGTAAGTACACATCAGATAAATTGGATGGGGCTACAGGTAGTATCTGAAGCATTTGGAGGATATTTTGAATACATTACAGATTTTATTAATGATATGAAATTAGTATTTCCTACATTAGAAGATGATTGGGGAATCTATGTACCTGAGGTAAAATACCTAGCTCCTGAACCACTAGTTAATTATTCTGATTTGTCTTTAACTAAGTATCCTAACGTGCATTTTGTAGGTGATGCGTTGTCTGCAAGAGGGATTTCAGTTTCAGGGGCCCACGGTACACTGGTTGCTGAGAAGATTTTGGAAAAGTAATTTAATTATTATATATTTAGAATAAACTAAGAATATGGAAAAATGGGAAGCAAGTAAAAAACTTAAGAAACCTGATGGGACAATTGCTATTGTTTGGGAAGGAAAATTACATAATTGGGATGGACCAGCTCTTATCCCACAAGGGAAAGAAAAAAAAGGTGAGTATTATATCTATGGAATGAAATACTCCAAGAAAGAATGGCAAGAAAGAAGAAGACAAAGAGAAGGATTACCCTATTATAAAAATCAATCAATGAAATCAAAACTATCAGATTATAGAAATTAATATGAAAAAAAGAAAAGTAGTTATAGTAAGTGGATATTTTAACCCAATACATAAAGGTCATTTAGAATTATTCCAAAAATCACAAAAACATGGAGACTTTCTTATTGCTATAGTAAATTCAGATTTACAAAGAGAATTAAAAGGAACTAAAGAATTTCAAGATGAAAATGAAAGATTAGCAATAATTCAATCAATTAAGTATGTTGGACATGCTTTTGTCTCTATTGATAAAGATAGAACACAAATTGAATCTTTAAAATATTTACATAAGCAATTTGGCGCCATTTGGGACCTACATTTTATAAATGGAGGAGACCAAACAAACGAAACTATTCCAGAATCCGTGGTTTGTAACGAATTAGGTATTATATTGGTGGATGGAGTTGGAGAGAAAGTCCAATCATCTTCATGGTTATTAAATAAATAGGTAAATATGAAAATAGGTTTATGTGGCACAATGAGTGTAGGTAAAACTACATTAGTTAAAGCATTAAAAGAAACAAAAGAATTTAAGGATTATAATTTTGCGATAGAACGTAGTAAATATTTAAATGATTTAGGCATCCCTTTAAATACAGATTCAACATTAAAAGGACAAACATTATTCTTAGCGGAAAGATGCGCTGAATTAATGCATGATAATATAATCACTGATAGAACTATAATTGATGTAATAGCCTTTACAAAAAGTGCAAAATCTATTCACCGTACAGAATCCGAAGAATTTGAAAGTTTTGCATCACAATTTTTAAGAGAATATGATTATATATTTTATATCTCCCCTGAGAATATACCAATTGAAGATAATGGAGTAAGAGAAATAGACGAACACTATAGAGATTTAATTGATTTTAGTATTACACACTTAATAAAAAGATATTCTTTTATGATGGATAACGTAGAATCTATTAAAGGCACAACAGAAGAGCGAATCCAACAAATATTGCGGATTATATCATCTTGATATATTTATAATAAAAAAGCCTTATTATAATGAAAAAATCTGCATTAAAAGAATTTATTAGAAATCAAATTATTACTGAACTTAATATAGAAGATGAAACTAAAGCATTAGAAGATTATGAAACTAAATTAGATGATGTTATTAAGAAAAAAGAAGAAGCTGGGTTAACTGAAGAGGATACTAGTGATGCTATGGATTATGATACTTATGTAGCTTTAGCTCAAGGTTATTTACAAGGGTTTAATAGACCCCATTCATTAAATAAAGATGAATTAGAAGTTGTAGGACGTAAAATTGTTAAACAATTGTATAAAGGTAATATTGATAGAGCAGTAGGAGAATTAACTGAAGAGGAAGGACCAACAAAAGCAGATATTAAAAAAACACAAGGGTTAGCTAAAACTAAAGAAGATTTAGCTAGAATTGAAAGAGAAATGAAATCCATAGCAAAAAAATGGTCAAAAGCTAAAGGGGAAGAAAAAGAAACATTATTAAACACCCTAAAAAACAAAACCAAAATAAAAAAAGAACTGGTTAAATTACTAGATAAAGTATAATGGGATCTAAAGAAAGGGTTATTTATATATTAAAAATAATAGTTTTGATTTGTATATTAGCGTGGCTTTTATACACGGATGAGGAAAATTATGTTGATGATTATAATGCTAAAATAGAAGCATTAGAAGAGAAAGTTGATTCTTTACATAGTATCAATGATAATTTAACTAATAAAATAGATACTTTAAATTTTCAAATCTCATCTTTAGATAAAGAAATTCATAATCAAGATAATTTAATTAAAAACTTAAGAATAAAAACTAATGAAAAAGTTAAAGCTGTTGATACCTTTAATAATGCTGAGCTTTATAAGTTTTTCACAGAGCGTTATAGACACCACCTCGATTCGCTTAGAAGAACCGATAGCGAAACTAGTAATTAAGGATTTAATTACAGGAGACGAAGCTAAAGAAGAATTATCTATAAATGAAAATAAATTTCAATTATTGGAAAAAAAATTAATATTTAAAGATAGTATTATTTTTAATTTAAATACCAAAGTAGGGAATTTTGAATCTATTATTAATACAAAATCAAACCAATTATCTTTATCTAAGGAATTATCTGAGAAATTGCAAAAGGATCTAAAAAAACAAAAACTAAAAACAAAATTAGTAGCTGGAGGAGGTGCAGTAGCAATCTTAGCAGCAATTTTCTTATTAAAATAGAATGGCAGATATAAAAAAAGTAATAAGACAAGAATATCTTAAATGCGCTAAAGACCCCGTTCATTTTATGCGTAAATATTGTTATATTCAACATCCACAAAGAGGTAGAATACAATTTAACTTATTTCCTTTTCAAGAAAAAGTACTTAAATTATTTAGAGATAATCCTTATTCAATTGTACTAAAATCTAGACAATTAGGAATGTCTACTTTATCTGCTGGTTATTCTTTATGGCTAATGACTTTTCATAAGGATAAAAATATTCTTTGTATCGCTACAAAACAGGAAACAGCTAAAAATATGGTTACGAAAGTAAAATTTATGTATGATAATTTACCTTCCTGGTTAGTAGTACGTGCCTCTGAAAATAATAAATTAAATCTTAGATTAATAAATGGTTCTCAAATTAAAGCCACATCAGCAAGTAGTGATGCAGGTAGATCAGAAGCAGTATCATTGTTATTAATTGATGAGGCAGCATTTATTGATAATATTGGGGAAATTTGGGCATCAGCTCAACAAACACTAGCTACTGGTGGTGGATGTATAGCATTATCAACACCTTATGGTACTGGTAATTGGTTTCATCAAACATGGACTAGAGCGGAAGCTGCAGAAAATGAATTTGTTCCAATAAAACTTCCATGGTATGTCCATCCAGAAAGAAATGAAACCTGGAGAAAACGACAAGATGAATTATTGGGAGACCCTAGAATGGCGGCACAAGAGTGTGATTGTGATTTTAGTACTTCTGGTGATATTGTTTTTTATCCTGAATATATTGAATATTATGAAAAAACCTATCTAAAGGATCCACTAGAGAGAAGAGGAGCAGATCAAAATCTATGGGTTTGGGAGGCACCGGATTATACTAGAGACTATATGGTAATAGCGGATGTAGCAAGAGGAGATGGAAAAGATTATTCTGCATTTCATGTAATAGATGTAGAAAATAATGTACAAGTTGCTGAATATAAAGGACAAATTAATACAAAAGATTATGGACATTTATTAGTTGGGATTGCAACAGAATATAATGAAGCGTTACTAGTAATAGAAAATGCTAATATTGGATGGGCAAC